CGACAGTTCGCCCGGGTTTCCGCTCAAACTCTGTGCTTCAAGTAACAAAATCGCCCTCGAACGATTCGGGGAAGAAATTGTTGCCGCTGCAGTATGGAGACTGCGAGTTTTGTTTGATACTCAGAGCGTTGAGATTACTCCGCTCGAGGCAGTCCAGGCTGGGCTTCGCGACCCAGTTTTGCCGTTTATTAAGACAGAGCTCCACCCTCCTAGGAAGGTGTCTAGCGGTGCGTGGCGCATCGTCCAGGGTTGCTCTCTTGTTGATCAGCTGGTCGAGCGTGTGATCTTTTCCACGCCGATCACGGTCCTCAAGTCACAATACCCTCACTCTGATGCTGTTGTCGGGATTGGTTTCTCCGATTCGATGAATGAAGAGTTTTACAACGAGGTTGTCCGAGCCATGCCGGAAGTCATTTCGACTGACGTCAGTGGTTGGGACCGGTCTTTGGGCCGGTCCTATGTGGTTGAGGCGGCCGAATCAGTGATTCGGTCGTGCGTTAACGCATGCCCACATTGGACTCGTGCAGTCAGGGCTCACGCCCAACTCATGACCTCGCCACTCTTCGCCCTCCCAAACGGTCAGGCTTATGTCTTGGTCACGCGTAATTCGCCGGGTGGTATGCTTTCGGGCTCTTACCTCACGACGACTTACAACACACTTTCCCGGCTAGATGCTTCGAGCCTGGCCGGGTCTGTTCGTGCCAAGGCAGCCGGTGACGACTGTCTAGAGGTCTTCCCTCCCGGTGTTGATGTCGTATCTGCATACGACGACTTAGGTTTTACTGTGAGGACCGACGTCCACCCGCCGGGTGTCTTCGAGTTCTGTTCACACAGGTACTCGGGAAGAGACCCTCGTACAGCTCCTCTCACTTCGTGGCGTAAAGCCGTTGCAAATTACTTCTCCCTGAAAACTCCCAAGATGGATCAACTCAGGGGATTGATGCACGAGCTTCGCCATAATGACGATTTGGGCTGGATACTCGAAAAGGCGAAATCGCGGTGTGAAGGTGCAGGGCCGGCGGACGCGGCTCGGTCAAATTGATATTAGTTAGAGACAAGCTTTACTTTTGACCATCCTTCTCACCGCACAAACACAATGGCTCGCAGGAGAACTAAAGCCAAGTCTAAGGCCAAAGGCCGTAAGACTATGCCAGGCCCCCGCAGCACACCGAATTTGGTTCGACAACCCTCGAATCCTAAATCCGGCGTGATCTACAATGCACCTCACCGTGTGTTGCATGCTGGCGTCGTTGGTTTAACCAATCCGTTTTCTCCGCAAGCCCGTGGTTCCAAGATTCCAGATGACGACAGTACGCCGTCATTCACT